CTTGACATTAATATAGTTATCATTTTTGTCCTTTTTCTACAAAGTTCTTTCTTTTAATTTAATATGCTCCTGACCATGACCTTGACCTTGACCTTGACCTTGACCTTGACCATGACCTTGACCATGACCTTGACCCTGACCTTGACCCTGACCTTGACCTTGACCATGACCATGACCCTGACCATGACCCTGACATTAATATAGTTATCATTTTTGTCCTTTAGGTAAATTGTGTTTCCATTCACAACCATCTACAACAGTATCAAGATTAAAAAACCAATCACCAACTTCTTCATACTCCTTTATTTTTCCTTCTTTTACAAATTGCATAAATCTTCCGCTATCTGCAATCCATAAAGCCCTTTTAAGAAAAACAAATTTACCAACAATTTTAACAACCTTTCCAACAAGATGATATGTAACTGTCCTTACAAAAACATTTTTTCCTATGAAATCCTCATAACAATTAATATCTACAACATTTTCGTCCACAAGCTGTTCCTTGATCTTCTCATATGTTTCGTCTGAAATTTCTATTGTTCTTGTTTTCATGTCTTTTCTCCTTTGTTAATATTAATTTTCATTATGTAATAAGTCTATAGTATGACCACGATATTGTAAAGCTTTTTATTTTGATTTATAACATTTTCATTATGTCTATCATGTTTGGTATTGCTTGTTTACCTTTGCAAGATAATTCCCTTCTTTTCATATCTAAGAAATCTTTTGCTCTAACTTCATCTTTTACACACTCTTCTAAAGTGTCTATTAAATCGCTCCAGTTTTCATATCTAAATCTGTCATTATACATCTCAGTATAGCTAAGTCTATCAGGAACTATAGGAAAGCAATCATTAAATACTGCTTCTTGTATCGCGATTCCCCACGTCTCTTGTTCCGCAAACGATATAGCAATTTTAGAACGAGCTAGGAGGAGATAATATTGTATTTTACTTGTACAATGATCTTTAGTTTTTAAAAACTCCCAATCCTTAAATATAGGATGTGTCTTTAATTCTATTTTCAACCTTTCAAATAAGTCTGGTCTTTTTTCTTCATCAAGTCTATGAGGAAATACAATAATATTCTCTTTTACAACATGTTGATTAAACTTCCTATTGTAGTTAATCTCCTCTTCCATAATTGGGAACCCTGTAACTTCGATTTTTCTATGATCGACTTTTCTCATCTGTTGAATTAAATGTCTATGATACTCTGTTGCCACAAAGATTTTGTCTGCAATTTCAAACCAACTTTCTTCTAGTTTTTTACCCCAACTCCACATACATTTCTTAGCTAAGAAATCATTAGGATCATATGTACCAGCATGAAGACAAGAGCAGATTTTTATTTTCAAATTCATTCCGTCTCTGATATACGCTAACATTTCAAGTCCTGGAAACCATCCATCCAACATCAGAATAGTATCCCCATCTTTTATCTCTTTTGTGTAAATTGCTTTACAGAGTTTTTGTAGCTGAGTAGCTTTATAATAATTCGTTCCTATTACATCCAGAAATGCACCCGTTTCAATTTTATCTGTTAAAGGCTCCCCTGCTATTACAATGTAATCCAAACCTTGTTTATCAAACTCTTGTTTAAACCATCTTAACCATTGATTAGAATATCTCTCCTCCAAAGGTTCTATTGGTACTAATATTATTCTACCCATTTGTAACATCTCCTTTTTAAAATTTTTCCTATATTTTGTATCGAGCAAGAGTACTTTTCCGCCAATTCTCTTTTAGTACTTTTTGAGTTTCTAATAAATGTAACATTCTCTTTTGTTAATTTACCATTCCAAACTTTTTTAACTTGTCTAGTAATTTTAGAGTGTTCTAAAGGAGAAATATATTCCAAATTATTTATTTTGTTATTTCTCTTGTTTCCGTCTATATGATGACAATGATATCCTTCTGACCTAGGACCTATAAATGTAAGAGCTATTAAAGTATGTAAAGCTCTATGTATAGGTTTTCCTTTTACACATAGCAAAATACATAAATATCCCCCTGTTGTTAAATTAAGATAGGGTTGTAAAATTCTATCTTCTTTATAATAAAAAACAGTTTCTTTTTTACGTTTAATTTGCCCTAAATTACTTACTCGATAATAATCCCCATACCCTGGAACATCTTTCCATATTTCTTTCATACTATACCCCTTATTAAATTAATGATTATAAAAAGTATAGCATAATTAATAAACCGTGTCAATATATAACTTATTAACCTACAAATACGATTATTTTCATATTGTCCTCACTATTTCAATATCGTTTTGAATATCATCGCCCATAGGTTCACAATTAAACTTTCTACCAAAATAAGTTAAATTTCCTACTCCGACTTTTTTTAGCACAGTTTCTTCTGTATCTCCCCATTCAAAAAGTATTTCTGTGGAACCATAATAATTTACTTTCTTTTCATCCGTAAAAACAGGCCTATTCCAATCATCTATCCCTACAAAGTTAATTTTCTTCATCAGTGTACACTCTCTTTCTTTTCATCTGTTTTTGGTATTTTACCATTATTATACTCAATATGTCTTTTCATCACATCCAAAGTATCTGTGAGTATTTTAATTCTTTGTTGTTGTAACTCAGCTACTCGTGCTAATTCCGCAATCTTTTCATTTTTTATTTTTAATATACTATCAAAATCATCAATTAATGCTCCCCATTCTTTGAGTGTCTTGGTTCTTATAAGCCTTAACATTTTGCCCTTTCTTGCTAAATTGTATATGAAACATGAAAATTTTTACTAAATATCACGTCGATATCTTAACGATACCACATTATTTTTGACTTAGCTATACATAGTGTTAGCTAAATATATTTATAGCATTTCCTACGCTTTATACAGTTTATATGATTTACAGAGACGTTATATTTTTTGGCCAAAACTTCTCCTGTTTCTAGAGATTCTCTTATATCTAAAACCTCTTGTTCATTAAATTTACTTTTTCGATTACCTTCTAGTAAAGAAAAAAGTACATTTTGAGAAGCGGTACAATACGTAATATTCCTTTCAGTATTATCATATATGTTATGATTTTTATGATGTATAGCATAATCTTTAGGTCTCGGCCCTATAAATGCTAATGCTACCAAAACATGTACAGGATATTGCTTAACATACCCATCTACAGAAAACTTTACTCCGTAATAATCATTTCCTTGAACAAAGTTTTTCATTATTTTCCCTTTTGTACGACCAAATCTAGGTAAACTTTTAACTTTTCCTAAATTACTTACTTGGTAACATCCTTCATACCCAGGTATATCCTTCCATATTTCTTTCATGCTATACTCCTTATTTTATTAGTAGTTACAAAAAGTGTAGCATAAAAATAAAAATAAAACCTTGTCAATAGCAAATGCTAGGATGTTATGAAATTTAACCGACAACATATCGCCAAATAAGTAATGCCCTCCTCGATAGTGCATAGTTTTTCAACCTCTACCATATGACATAATGCTTCACCCATCTTCATAGTATTAAACTCAATAGGGGATGGTAATAAGTTAGGTAAATTATACAAGTCAAACCATTTACCAAAGTCGTAGGTACTTTTATTTAAATTCGCCAAGTCAACTTTTGCATGTATTCTGTCATCAAGTAAACTCATAGGTATAAAAGAAGGGATTAATCTTATTCTTCTGCTTGTAATATTAAGCCCCAACCCTTGTCTTTTTTCATAATCCTTTACACCTGCATACCATTGAAAGAACTGACCTAATCCACCTTCCGTACTATTAGTTTGGATACGTCCATACAACTCTTCCATCTTATATCCATACTCTCTAAGAAACTCCCCTGTTTTGTTTAATGAGCTTATTGTTTCTCCAGGAAAGAAGGATAATGTTAACCAGAATATATTAGCTTCAGTCTTTTTAAATAAACCAGCCAATTCTATATACTTAGCTAATTTAACTTTACCCATATCTTTTGCAAGTTTTTCATCAGCTGTTTCAAATCCTACTTCTATTAATTTAAGACCTGCTCTGTCTATTATATCGACTCCATACTCGTCTACAAATTTAAGCAAAGTACCTACATGAGCCATAGCTATGAGTTGAAAATCTACATCCGACTTCTCTATCCAACTCAGTATTGCATATGCTCTATGTTTATCCCAAAAGAAGTCCTCATCTGTAAAATGTATATTTGTAACTCCTTGCTCTACACAAGAATCAAACATCATTTGAACATCTAACATATCGGGCCATATTCTATTTCTATTACAATTCACAGTTGAAGGGCAAAAGTTACAACCCATAGGACAACCATAACTTGTGCATAGAGGATACACTTGACCTTCATACTTAGATAAATGCATATCGCAATCGCTTAATAGTAGGTATTTAAAATCCTTGTAATACTTGGGATAATTAATAATACCCTTCAAAATAGCGGTGTCTGGTACAATATATACAGGAAAATGAAACTCTTTAATAAGTGCATAATATCCGAAAAACTTTACATTACCTCTAAGGTATCTTTTGAGTACTGTGCATATCTCTATTTGGGGCTCAGACCATAAAGCGATATAGTAATTATCTGCTTCAGGTAAATTGTCTATATCTGCCACTGTAAAGTTTTCAATCAGCTTTACCTTTTTATTGTTTGCTCTCATTGAGCTATACAGAATGTAAGGTAAATAACAGAAAGAACCCCTATTGAATTCCGTACTTGCTGGATCTATTATTACTGTATTATATTTCATTTTCTCTCCTTTCGAAACACCAAGCTTCCATAGTTTCTACTACTATTTTATTTCCACCACCACCATTCTTTTTGATGCTTTTTACAATAGTCTGACGAGTAATGTATACATTGATCACATGTGAAGAAATTATATATCAATGCACTCATATCTTAATCTCCTCTTCAAACATTTCTGCACCATTCTCATTATCTTCCATCACCCTCACATAACTAGCATTAAAGAAAACTATAAAAGTTTTACAAATCATTTCACAACTTTCTTGTCCTATATCTTTTCCTTCCCAAAAATCATGTATATATGCAGTGATATCGTTTTTCATATTAATGAACTCAATATCTCTATCTTCATGAGATACAGGAAATTTAAGTCTAAGATAAAATGTATGCCTATGCGGATTTTTTAGATAATTTACTTCTTTTATGGGGCATTTAGACCAACAATGTACGGCAGAAAAACTAGTGTTAATTATGATATTCGTGGAACGATTAACGATTTTAGAGTTCATATTTAATGTCTCCTAAAAATTAAAATTAAAGCTTAATCATACTTAGGACTTTTTCTTCCAATAAACTATTCGTTTTGAATATACCAGAAACAACTGAGGTTACCATATTAGAACTAGGTTGTTTTACTCCTCGTACAGCCATACAATTATGTGATGCTTTCATCAATATCATAGAACCTTTCGGCTTAATATTTTCATTAAAACAATTTATGATTTCATGGCACAGATTCTCTTGTATTTGTGGTCTTGCAGAGTAATGTTCTATAACTCTTGCTAATTTAGAAACACCAACTAATTTCTTATCTGGTATATATGCTATATATGCAAAACCAGTAAAAGGAAGAAAGTGATGCGAACAAGTGGATACAAAAGATACTTTATCCGCCATAATTATCTGGTCATAACCTTCTTTATTAGGGAAGTCTTTCCAGTCAGAGAATTCTTTACCTACGTTTTTAAAGAATTCTCTGCAATACATTTTTGCAACTCTCTTGGGAGTTTCGGTTAAGTTGGGGTCATCCAAAGACAACCCCAACCCATCCTCAAGTAGAGTTTGCATAGCAAGTTCTACTAATTTTTCATTCATTATACTGTAGCTCCCTCCGCTACTTCTACTACAGAACCCTCTTTCTTGATCTTCTTTACAGCAATATTCACATAAATTATTGATCTACTCTTAATAAATTCTGCTTCAGTCTTAGGTGGAGTCTTGGCCGCATACAATGGAGTGTAAAGAGCAATCGCCGCTGTGAGTATTTCTTCAGGAGTCTTACCTTCCATACCTTTAACAAGCTCATATGCTTTCATCTCAAAGTTAGGTCCACGTGGTTTAGGATCTTTCTTTGCTTTCTTAGCTTTGATTTCTGCTTGTTCCTCAGGTGAAGGATCTTTTCCTTCTACAATGGAATTATAAAAAAGAATACATGACTCAGGGATCTTCTTTTCGTCTTCACTACCTACTGCTACAGAATCAATACCATCAAGGAACAGGTGATACAGTTCTTCTCTTGACTTACCAACGGACATAATCTTTTCTTTAATAACACCAGACTTATTAAGTGCGCCACACTGTTTTCTGAGTTCTTTGTTACTTACAAATTCTGGACTCAGTCCTTTTGTCTCTACTACTTCTTCAACTACTTTTTTTTCATCAGCCATTTGATTTCTCCTTTGTTGTTTTTCGACGATTGTTCGCCTTGTTTAACTGTATAATTTATTATAACATATGTTCGACAATTATGTCCGATATTTTTAAATTTTTATTAACGCCTCCTTTCCGTTGACTTCCAAATATATTTATGTAACTGAGTGTTAAGATACAAGTTGTGTTTTTCACGGGAAGTTAATTCTAACATCCATTCTATTAATCTTTTGGGTGTGACTTTCCCATACATAGCAGAGATACAAAATTTAGGGCGATTATTGTAGATATTACCCTCTTCCACCACATACTTCTTAATCTCCATTGCTACATCAAATTCCTGTCTATTTTTAACCACACATTTAATATAATCTGTATTTGTTAGTGATTTTACAAAGTTCTTATTTCTAATATCCTTTTGTTTCAAGGAAAGTGTAGGTATAAACTTACAATCCATCACCCAACTACGAACTTTATTAATTACATCATCAGGTATAGGTATTGTGCCATTGGTTTCTACAGATATATTATAATCATTATCCCAAAGTCTATTAACAAGGGATTTAAAACCACCCATCTGCATTAAAGGTTCCCCACCAGTAATAGTAACATTTTCATTACCATATTCTTCTACTTTGGCCATTATTTCTTTCGGTATGTAGTTTACCCAATCATCTCCGTTCTTTGTACCCCAAGTAAACTTGCTATCGCAATAATCACATCGTAAATTACAACCCTGCATACGAATGAAAGTAGTGAGAGCTCCTTGACCATGTCCTGACATTTCACCCTCTATGCTTTGGTATATCTCATTTATTTTCAATTTATTCTCCTTCTTGTACACCAGCTATCATCCGTTTCTGAAATTCTTATGCATTCCAAAGAATCTTCAAATTTGCCATATAGCTTCCACCATATTAAATCCAGCATATTTTCAGCAGTAGGCATCGCTTTCATTGTTTGAACTTCTTTTTTAAATTTTGCACCGAAAGTAATATCCCCTATCTCATTTAAATATTTATGATCTAATTTTTTAACTATCAAGTTATTTATAGTGCTCTTTAAATCTTTAAAGTCACATATCATTCCGTTTTTACATTTACTGCCATCCAAAGGTCTTGATACACTAACCTCCATTGTACAGTTGTGGCCATGATAATTAGCACAATTCCCATCATAGTCTGGTAGATGGTGTCCATATGAAAATTTAACTTGTTTGGTTACTGTTGTTCTGTAGTTCATTTTACCCCCTTATTTTTTGTTTTTCTTATTTACTGAACTGTCTTTCCAGTTTGTGTCTCCTGCTTCTTTACTTTCAGCAAAACCACTACTGAAACCACCAAGAGGTAAATTAGCATTGAAACCACCTTTAGCTGACCTTCTAACCATAGCTTTTTCAACTCTTGAAGGGTTCTTAAATATCTCAATACAACTGCCCTTATTACACGAATCGCCAGACCCCTGCAATCCTAAAGTCCTGTTGACTCTTCTTTTTTTGTCTAACTGCATTCCACAAACATTACATTGTTCATACAGGCCATGGGGTTTATGTAAAGGGCTGTTTGGATTAAACTCTCTGTCACATTTACATAGCATGTTTGGTCTCCTTATTGTTAGCTGTTATATTATATACTATAGTAAGACCATGGTCGTGTCAAGTATTAAATATATTTGTACACTCTCTTTCTTTTAATTGCTCCAATACTCTGATTAACCATATTATATTTTTCTCCTAATTCATATGTGTTTAATTTAGATGTTCTTATATCTAAAACTTCTTCTTTTGTTAGCCTTCTTTTATGATAACTATTATGATCTCCTAAAGTCATAAATTCAAGATTACCCACTAAATTATTAAAACTATCTTCGTCTTTATGATGTACTAGACAACCCTTTGGTATAAGTCCTAAAAAAGCTTTTGCTACAAGACGGTGAACTAAGTACTCCTTTCTAAAAAGAGTTACCCTCCAATATAAGTCCCTCCACCTACCGCCTTTTACAATTTTTCCTTTATTATTTTTAATTCTACCTATACTACTTACTTTACACCCTTCACATTCAGGTATATCCCTCCATATCTCCCTTGCTTTCCTCATAATCTATTCCTCTGATTTATCAAATAATAATTCACCATCCAAATAAGCTTGACCTGCTTTTAACTGTTGCAAGATTTCTGCCTGTATAAATTCATCTGACATTTTGTGACGGTGTGCAATAATACCTACTCTCATTATTCCCATACGTTTTTCAAGTGGGGTTTGATTAAGTACTGGCATCACGTCCACATGTGCTATTTTTCTAATATCTTCCCCTGTGTTAGTCTGTCTAACATTCTTACTTTCAATAGATGCTCTATTTGATTGTGTAGCTGTAACAACCAGGCATTTTCTCTTTTGTGCCATACTTTTGAGACCCATCCAAGTTTCATTGGTAGCCTCTCTACCTGTAAGTCTACTATCTTCAGTTCCTAAAATATCTGCATAATCTATTATAACTACATCAGGAATCCAATTCTCAGAATATTCTAATAAATCTAAATCCCTTTTAATATCTTTCATATTAGCAGATTTCATAGGGTAAGCTTTAATTCTTAATAAATTAGAGCTATACATCATTTGATAATCCTTCACATCATCAATAACTCCCTTTGTTGAAATTTCTTCTGTATCGTGTGTTTCATACCAAACAGCAACATCATATTCTTTAGGTTCTTTCTCCCTACATTTTGTACACACCGTATACTCTAAATCTTCATCATACTGAGGTACATCACCATGCTCATCTACAAGTGTGACATGATTAGTTCTTCTTTCTTTTTCACATTCCCCTGTCTGATTTCTTTTACAGTCAAAGACAGGAAATATTACTTTACCACCTTCATCTGTAAATCCTGTTAATCTTTTATACCCCCTAGTACTTAAATCCTCATCTTGCATTTCAAGAGTTATCATTACTACTTTTAATCCTGCTTGCATAGCATGAAACATTATCTCTTGTAAGTAAAAAGTCTTACCTCTTTTCATTGGACCCATTAAAGCTATTAACCATTCTCGTTTCAAAGGTCCCATTAATTGTCCTAAAACTCCGCTCATTTTAAATAGATAATTTTGGTCTTTATTCAATGCTTTCTTAATGTACTCTTCATCAAAAGGATTTACCCATTGAGAAGTTGCTTTTGCTATCTCCCTATAATTTGCTATTTCTTGTTCCGCTTCCTCAATTTCACCCATAGACAATAACGACGATATCTTGTCTGTATGAAAAGTCAAGCCTTTATGCTTTAAAAAATTAATCGTCTGGTCTAGCACGTACTCCTCGTTGATATTAGCTAACTCGTCATAGTTTTCAGACAAGTTTGTCAAATATTTTTGTAATAGCGAGGTTACTTCTGGTTTTAATTTTATTGCTTTAGCTAAGAATATATTTTCAATATCTTTACCTGGTGCTTTACCATATCTATCAAAATATTCTCTAACCCAATTTACAATTATTTTAGAGTACTCTATTTGTAAAAATTCTGGTTTGACTATAGGTAAAATATCTCTACAGAAGGTATCTGAAGTAATGAGACCGGTGAGCATGTTCTTTTCATTATGTGATTCTACATGTTTTCTTTTAATTTCCATCTTTCTCCTTATCCATTAAATGTATTGTCCAAGCAAACCACATTATATTACATTGAGCCCAACCTATAAAATCCCAATCTAAACATTCCTTCCCTGTATCTTTATGCATTTGATCAATAACCATAGATAAAAACATACCTATACAGTTTGAACATATCCATCTTCCACTGTTTGCATCATAAAATTGTTTTGTTGTTCCTACCTCCCATTCCTTATTTTTACAATAGCAACATTCTTTATCCATATCTTTCTCCTTAAATATGTATTGGTAGTTTTTCTTTCTTAATATCAATCATCAATGCTCCTTGTTTATTAAGATGTGCTGGTAATCTTCTATTAAATGTTATATCTGAACAGAACCATCCTGGACTTACTTGACTAATATCATTACAATCTGCTTGTATTGCTTCACATATTACTCTAGCAAATGCTTTTAATGAGCTTCCTCCTGTTACTGAACTTCTCATCTTTCTCTTGTTTTTAGTATAAAATTCAAAACATTTTTCACTTGCCTCCATAAATTTAATTTTTTCTTGCCAAGAAAATTCACCAGGGTCTATTCCACCTAAAACTTTATTAATATAAAATCTAGTAAATACTCTTGTTACCTCTTTATGTTTATCATATAATGTTTTATCTAAAAATCTAACAAACTCACTTTTAAAAGGGTTGTAATTGTTATAAAGAAACTCTGACAATATACATTTTTTTAATCTAAATATATCATTATTTGTTAATTTATATTTTCTGGGATTTTTTAATGCAAGATGAAAGTTATCTAAAGTTTTAAGTATTTCATCAAGAGTATACGTTTTTACAAAATTCTTTAATTTTACATCCTTTTTAAATAAATTACCTGATTTAAGTTTCTTGATATAATCTATTGTAATGCGATATACATTAGTATCTCTGATATAAAATTTTCTAATCTCTTTACAAGAATTCCATTTATTTATTATTTCTTGTTCACATTTAGTAGGTATAGGTACATTTATTTTTCCATAATCTATTTTTGTGTCTGACAATGGAGTAGGTACATATTTTACTAATCTACTTTTTCTTGTTGTACATACAGATTTAACCGCCGTTATGCTTTTAACTTCCCTAGGTTGTCTTTTTAATGTATTACCTTCCTCCTTGTTAAGTCTCTTTAGCTTATGAAAAAAGGATATAGGACTAGGACAAATACATATACTGCTACGCAGTAGTAGTATTATGTCATTTGGACTAGGACTATTATACCCTGCTACTTTTTTTTCTACAGCACTTGTTGGAGAGTCGATAAAAGCAGACGGTGTAAGCTCAATGGTTATTATTGAGTCAATAGGATCAGAAATTTTAATATACCCCTTGCTAGATAAAAGTCTTGTGCTTTCCATAAAAGCACTTTGTTCAAACCAATTACGTTTTACAAAAATTAAGGGATTACATTTTAAAATTCCTTCTTCATTTGCACGACCAATAATAAAAAGTAATGTTCTAATATCATGTGCAGTAAATTCTAAGTCTGTTGTAAGTGAATGAGGAACGAGTAAGAGTTTCTTTTTCATAAAAATCCTTTTTCGGGTTTTAAAAAACTATTATAACATTTATTCAGCAATATCATCAAAAATTTCTGAGATAAGTTTATTTGCTGTACTTTCCTCTAATGATGCAGGATCCCCTTCAGGTAATTCTAAAATTTCAACATGTGGTATCAAAGAGGATAAAATATAGGCCATTTTGTTTGCTTGTCTTTGAGCATGTTTCTCCGTATCAAATAGAATGTATGCTTCCTTGAGTTCTTTACTAGCTAAAATGTCTATCTGTTTATGTGAAAATTCTGAGGTTAGGGGGGAAATACAACCATCCCCCATCCTCCAAACATCCGTAGGACCCTCAACAATGAGAACTTTAGATTTTACTGTATCTATGTTGTACCACCACTCTTTGTGGTCTGTGAGGCTTTCTTCGAATTTACATTTCTTATACCTTGTTTCATTTTTACCTGTATAGTCTCTACCTGTAAATCCTACTATTACCCCTTCAGTAATTACTGGTATTATTATTCTAAATTTATACTTCCCCATATTATAAGTACAGTACAAATCGTATTTAGGAATAATAATCTCTGGATCGAACCTTCTACTTTTTATATATTCTAAAGCAAGTTGATGAAAATCTTTACTTGCTTCTTTACATAGTGGACTGCCAGATACTTTTAATTTCCTTTCTTCTTTCCTGTTTAAAAAGTAAGGGTCTTGGTATTCTTTAAGCCTGTCACACGCTTCACCATAAGAAATTTGTTCAATTTCTTTAATCAAGAGTGTGACAGGGCCAGATTTATGACATTTCCAGCATTTAAAAAGTTTAGAGTGTAAATTAATACCTAAATGATTACTTGTATCATCACAATCAGGAAATACACACTCTATACCTATCCAACCTTCCGAAATATTTTTACCTTCCTCATATATATTTACACCTTGATCTTCGAGGTAAGCAATAATATCAAAAAGTTGAAGATCAATCTTGTTCATTTTTTTCTACAATCTTATATTTTTCAAGTAATTGATCTCTTCTTATTCTCCAACTACTTCCAATTTTTACACCCGGTATATCTCCTTTTTCACACATCTTATAAATTGTTAGTTTACTTAATCTCAATAGTTTCGCTGTTTCATCTGGGGTCATAAATACCATATTGTCACTCATTATCTTTTTTCCTTTCCAAAGGTTTCCATCCAATAACTTAGTATTACTCTTGCCATACTTCCTGATATTTCAAATTCCTCTTCCACATATCTTCCTGCACCAAACATATTTGTTTCCCCTGACTCTCTCAAGTCGTCTAAATACTCCAGATGTTGTTGTTTTACTACAACAGGTCTGGTTTCACTTGGTAAGTATACGTGGTCTTCTGACATTACACCCTCCTCTTTTGTTAAGATTAAAATAACTTTGATCTCTTCCCTTGTTTTTTCTAAATTTTCTAAATTCTGGAGACATACATTCCATTTCTTTTACAATTTTAATAAATCCTTCTTTAACTTGGTCTATGGTCATGTCTTTTCTCCTTTATTTAAGTTTATATACTAATTGTATACACTTATCAAGGTTGTGTCAAGCATTATTTCTTACCCCAACCAACCCACCTCAAAGTACATTGAGATTCTATGACCAAAATGAGCTACGAAAGTTGAGTGGTTGGGGTCAAAGAAATCTACTAATGTTCCATATTCTTTTCCAGGAGACTTAGTAAATGCTCGACTACCGCTTTGTATTGTTTGTGTTTCACTTTTACCCGCCCCTGCAAGTATAATAGTGTTTAGTGTAGGAATATTCACGCCTTCATTGAATATATTGGTAGCAATTATACATTTAATTTCTCGATTATTTAATTTATGTTTAAATTCTGATCTTTTTTCACTATTTTGTTGAATCTTTTTCTTCAAGTCTTGCAAGTCTTTTAGATAATATTCTAATTTTACTATTTTATTTTGTACTCTTTCTTTTTCTTTACCATAAGAAGAACCATACTTTATACCTAAAGTTTTTATTTGCCCTTTTGTTCTTTTAATATCAGCTACACTTTCGGAGTCTATTCCACCACATAAGAAAGGTACTTCAATATTAGGATAAAATTTCTCAAAGATATCTTTAAGATAAAACCCATGAGCAACTCTTCTTACAATAATCAATACCGTATTGTCATCATCAATATACTCCTTAGCTATATCGACTATAAGTTTATTTCTTGACCTTTTACATACAATTAAATCTCTATACGCTTGTGCATAAGATTCCATTAAAGCTCCACTAGTGTCTTGAGGTATCTTATATAATTTTACTTTTGTTTTTGCTAAGATACCCTTTTCTTGTGCTTCTTCATCTGTTACTTCCCCAATTTTAGGTCCTATTAACCCTTCAAGAATTATTCTATCTTTTTCTTTTTCTGGCATAGTAGCAGTAAAGCCTAATTTTACTAAAGGTTCTAGGTGTAAGAGTATTTTTCCATATTGCCCATTAAAGTCGATAACGTGATGTGCTTCGTCAACAATTATTAAATCGAAGTAATCAGGTTCTATATCAAATACATGTTTGATAAATGTCTGTCTGGTAGCAACTGTGATTGTTCTTTTCCATCCATGTGCAAACCCTCCACCCATTATTCCTACATCAAACTCAAATTTTTGATATTCCTCCGCTGTTTGTTCCAATAGATCTTTAGTATGTACAAGGAATAGGGTTTTGGGACTTCCCAGAGCACTTATCACACCAGCCGCAATTACTGTTTTACCTGTTCTAGTTGGTGCTTTAAGTATACCCCTACTTAAATCTAGAGCATTATCTATGAGTCTTATTTGATCTTCTCTAAAAGTAATACCAGGAAGATTTGGTGTAGCAACATAAAGAGTTTTAGATAGTAGCTCTCCTCCTTCCCATTTTATCTCCTTCTTTTGTATCTTAGCTATTTCTACGAGTTTAGGAATATACCCAGCTAAAAATTTACCTTGTGCATCTACAAGATACTTAACATACTTTTGAGGTTCTTTCTTAAATCGCCCTTGTTTCCAAAATACATCCTCATATTGTAGACAAGACTTTAACCAGTCTTTGGTTTCTTGATCCATACCCTTACAGGTATTTTTGTTGAGTATTGTGATGTGCATTACACACCCTCCTCCATTTCGTTTTTAAATTGTTTTAGCTCACTAAACACATTATTGATTGTCTTGTGTGGTAAACAACATTCTTTTAAATATTTTCTGAGTCTATGAATTCCTAATTTACTACCTCCACCAGTCAATTCTTCATAAATTTCTAAGGGGCAGTTCATTAACATGGACATAACCTCCTTTGCTTCTTCTGACAAATTCGCTTTTGCTTGTTCAATAAAAAGATTTTTTTCACATGCAGGAAAGAAAGTAGCATGGATAGGATGCTCTGGATCATCTAAAGTTTTACAATCCCCAATAAATAGATTAATAGCTACTTCCAAATCCTGTTTTTGAATTTTAATTTGCGGCATATTTTATTCCTTGAATAAATCATTTAAAAGTATAGATAGCATAGTAATTATTTATCATACTATGCTATCTCACATTATTACCTTCTAGGTCCTCTTCCACCACCACATGGACCTTGACCTCTACCTGTACCTGCCCCTTGACCTCTTGGGCCTGTACCATCTCCTCTTGGCATAATAAATCTCCTTTCTTCTTTAGGATTAATAGATAAATATAGTATAGCATAAACCCATTTGTTATGCAAGTTTATCTTTGTTATCTGTAAATATTGTTACGGAAAGCACTCTCCAGTTGTACTCTACGTGTTTCCTTCTTGATATTATGGGTTAAGAATTGTGTTACGATATTAAAAAAGACCCATCGAGTAATAATTATTTGCGTAGTTTCTGTAAATGTTAACCAGTCTACCAATTTAAGATTACTACTAACCTCCCTTGTATTGATTAATTCCTCTTTCTCTTTATTATTGAGTTTCATATTTTTGATTACTTCATTAACAAATTTTTGTTCCTCAACCACATTATTCCATTCTGTCCATTGAGTAGCTTGTTCTGTCATTGTTTCAAGCCCTCCTTCCACAGCGTATTTAACATCTTCAAGGTAGAGGCTTGGTGAGTGTTTTTTCTTGAATGTTAAAAAGTTTTCTCCTACTACTATACCATTTTCACATATCATCCTATATGCACCAATCATCACAGTATGTCTCCAAGATAAGTCATAACTATTAAAAACCTCAATAGTTGGAGAAATAAGGTCTTTATTATTTCCAATAGGTATTTCTACATCAAGAAATTTATATGTAGCTCTTAGTTTTGCCCCTTCTTTATCTGTACTAATAGCTTTTGTCCAATTACCATATTTATTAGATTTAAATATGACTTCCTCAACATTGTTCATTACTTCCTCATGTGTAACCAGTTTGTATTTATCTGAGGCTATTCCAAACACATGATTTGTTATAGGATTAATAATTGCTTTATGACCAGGTATTTTATGTTTTGTTCCATCTTTTTCAAAGAGTGCTGGAACAGTTGTAACTTCTGGTAAAGGTGCTATTCTTTTCCTTAAACTCATTTCTTTTTCCCCTTTTTAATAAATAAATGTTCAAGATCTTTAGGTATTGTTATCGAAAAACTGAAAAATTTTCCTATTACCTTTAATAAATTATCTTTTCTTAAAGTAAAGTCATAGTTTGGTCTCCTTGTTTTGTTAACAGTTATTTGTATTTTTTCATTATGTAACAATATTATAGTACGACCAAGGTCTTGTCAAGTGTTTATTTTATTTTATTTCATACTACTACTATATAGTACATTTAAATTGACCTGTCAAGTAATTATTGTGTGTTATATTATTTTATTACTTGACAAACTCATGGTATTGCTGTAGTATGTATTTATAAACAAATAACATTATAGGAGAAAAGACATGAAAAAACCAACACAAGCAAGAATAAAAGTAAGAGGGTCTAAATGTGAAATAGGTAATCATAAAAGGGAGTTTACAAAAGGTAAATGGTATGATATCATTGAATGTGATATGTCAAACAGTATATCTGGATATGGTTTTGATATATTAGACGATTATGGTATGAAAAGTTTTTGTCTTGAAAAAGGATGCCATCACATCGATGGAGATTGGGAACTTAAATAGGAGGAAGTTGAATGAAGTATTTGACAGATTATACAGAAGAAGGATTAACAGATATATTGTATAGGTTGGGTGCTTTCTTTGCGTTCAATAAGGAGCAGTTTGCAAAGGAGGAGAAAGAAGGTGTCAAGTATGTTTCTATGGGTGCTGGGTTGATATGCCCAAGAGATAATGTGAAACAGCTCATAGAAGAAATGGATGGGAACTATAAAAAAGGAATTGAAACAGATTTAAAAGAGAACGGTAAAGAGAATATCATTAAAAGAGAACTTGAAAATCATGAGTGTTACTATCAATATGATGTAGAACCTGCTATTAGAGCATTAGCGGGGTATGACATAACAGATGCGGAGGTAAGAAAAATATTTTGTAATAAAACCTCAAATCATTATGATGATTAAAGGAGTAGGTTATGAAAAAGTATGATGAAAGACATGGTGGACCATTTGATAGAGGTAGTGCAGATCGGTGGTTTTTAAGAGATTTTAATCCGCATTATTTTAAAGGGTATACATCTATACCTTCGGAAGCTGTACTTTTAAAAGATATGAATAAAGAACAGGTGGAAGCTTATACAGCTGGGTATAATTCATATGGTGATCATAAAGTTTACTAAATAATAATGAGTTATTGTTTTTGTAGTAGAAACAAAATTTCTCAAGCGTTTATCGTCAAAGGGTTTAGTGTTTAAAACAAGGGAAGTGCTGTTTGTGTCACATTGTACGCTTTCAACATTTCCCTTGTTTCTCTTGTGTCGTAGTATTATATTTTTATTTGCTAGGATCAAAAGAAATTGCTTTACATATTCAAGGATATTGTGTAATATGTAGTTAAGAAAGTAAACAAGTAAGAATATAAAGTACAGGAGAAAAGACATGAATGAAACAATAATGGAAAAAGCGGGTTTTGGTAAAGAAGTAGCAAGAGTAAGAAAAGGTTTATGCCCAATATGTTGTACAGATGTATGGCAGGAGGAGTTCAGAGATGCATTGAGTATAAAAGAGTTTGGTATTTCTGGTATGTGTCAGAAATGTCAGGATAAGATATTTGGTAAATAAAAAGAATTAGTAGTAACGGTAAAGGGTTCGTATACTCCTATTTGCGAGCCCTTTATTTTTTTATTTTCTGACCCAAATCATACCATAATATAGCCAAAAAGAATGGCAGTTTCGACACTACCATATCTTTATTATGCGTATACTTTATCCTTTATGTAGAAACCTACCAATACATTAGCACATCCTTTTCTTTGTTTGTGATCTCTTGCTATTGATTCAGCAAAGTCACTGTTGGCTAAACGATCTATTTCTCCACACTCTGTACAGTACACAACCCATATTATTTTTTCCATAATTTCTGTCCTCTTTAAGGATAAGTAATTTTTTCCCTACATTGATTTAATGATACATTACAACATTTTGTGTGCTTATTCATTTTAGGACGTCTGTAAAATCTTGCTACATGTGCTCCACAAGTACAGTAGTAATCGTATGTTGTTCTTTTTCTTTCTGGGATATTAGACTTGAGTGCCGCTTCTGCAAATTCATAACCCGCCATCGACTCTTTCATTGAACCGCCAAGCTCAGCACATAGCTTTTTAAAGTTCCAACTATGTCCACTTTCTTGATTATGTACGAGTTGATATAAATGACAGAACTCATGAATAAGTGACTTTCTGAACTGTTGATAACCATCATATGTGAAATGTTTCCAAGAGAAGCCAATATCTTTAATTTGAAAATCTCTTAATGCACCTTTTGTATATATTTTTCCGTGTGAAACACCAAATCTAATATTGTAAGTCCAACGTATTGATGCGAGTGTGTGCTGTGCATTCTGACTTAACCAGCGTAACATGGGGTTAATTAATTTATTCTCAGAGTCCTTAATATCAAACTCTTCACATAATTCTTCTAATTCCTCCCTGAGATACATCATGGCATCTTCACCATTTGCAACTTTGTCGTCTGGGAGACTTTCCCAATGCTCTCTTTCCCATGCTTTGTAAGACATATTATATTTCCTCATTGAATTTAAGTAACTCTGTCTTTGTTGGTTCAAATGTAACATTGAAACTCTCATAACATGAGTCACAATCAAACCTCACACACATATTGTCTATTTCTCAGTTAAATGCGTCATCCAAAGTTTCTGGATAGTTTAAACTCACGTTTGCACTTTTGCATCAATACGTTGGGCATACTATTTTGGTTTCTACTTTTTTTATAACTTGGTCTTCTATTTGATTATTATTTAAGAGTAAATAACTTAAACTTGATATTTTGTCTATCCAGTATCTGTATAACTTTCATTCTATACATTGATTTTTCATTATATTTTAAATAATCTACATATGTGTCATCAGAAATATTTTCAAACTCAGCAATATTGGTCCATACATCATGACACTCATTACCCTCATTTTTTATGTCATCCATAACGTCATTTGTGAGTATGTCTGAGTCAATGTCATATGGTGAAAACAACAACTCTACATAACCATGATCGTCATTATTACTCTTTAAAATTATGAACCAATTACCCTCATCTGCTAAACTAATATCTTTGGTTCTATACCATAACTTTGTGTAATCGCCAATCTCAATACAAAGTACATCTGACTTTATTATCTCTAACAATAAGTTGGGTATGTCTAATTTTTCATGTTTCATAATGATCTCCTATTTGATTATTATAGTTTGATTCCTAAAATGTCGTCTATTGTGAACGCTTGTTTAAGATTTTCTACAAGTATTTCTGGTTTATATTTCATCTTTTCTACACGACACTCTGTACAATGTCTGGTTTCTATTATGTCTTTGTCTTGGTCAATTTCTTGAATTTGTTTAAAAATTGTATGATGAATACACTCATTACATCCATAAAGTATATAAGTTTTTGGTTGTTTCATAGTGACCTCCTTTGAATAATGTTTGTTTTTCTTGTTTGTCATAATATATATAATATAGTACGACCATGGTTCTGTCAAGCGTTTTATTATACTATATGTCAGTCTGGTGTGGCGGTGTAAATCAAATAAAAGTATGTATATATGTAAAATAATGCTTTACTTTATCGTGGTCATTGTATAGTATATAGTTATAAACAAGTAGTTAAACAAGTAGTTAAACAATCAAATAGGAGAGCAACATGACTGACCAATTAAGTATTAATAAAGATGAAGAGACATACAAATTTGTACCAATGACTGAAATGACAGATAAATTATTTGAAAGATGTGGTGGCTGGGTAAGTAAGAAATTGTTTCATGACGAGTTGGGTTACAATTTTGAAGAGTTAGAGCATTGTACTTACCCAGTATGTAAAAGTGAGTTTGATGACGAAACAAAGTTTGATGCATTAAATAGTGATCTAGAGAAAAACACTTTGTTCATATGTGGTTCACCCAAGTCAAGACTATATATGGTAACAGTAAGTGAATTTTTTAAAGAAATAAGTTAATAATAGTTGGGAAGAGCAAGCACTTTAATCAGATACTTTAGTGCTTGCTCTTCCCAACAAATCTTAAATGGGAAATAAAAATGAAAAGAGTACTGATTGAGTATGATGAAACTGACTCTTTGTTGGATAAGAGAGTTGAAAGAGTAATAAATATTACTGGTGTAATAAAACTTGAATTTTCTGCTATGGAAAAACAAATAGAGTATTTACATGGTGTGGTTGCTGGTAAAGAAGAACAAATTAATCATTGGAGAAATAGATATATGGATACGATGACCCAGATTACTAATATCATAAAAGAGCATTAAAATCAATGTCAGATGTAGAACAGATAGAGCAATAATTTCTCAACAACAAATAAGAGATATAAATAACAGAAACAATCAGAACAACAAAGAAATTTCTGACCAAAATTTCTCAAGAAAATTTCTGACGGGTGATACTAAGAATAAACAGAATAAAAACCAGACAAAGGTATAAATGAAGAGATAAGAATAACTGATAATATCACACCAATAACTAATAGAAGGAGAAATAAACAGATAAAATAAAAAATTAGAAGAGTCATAGACAAAGAAATAAAGAACAGAGCAACGAACAACATATCAAATAACATACTAAACTTTGATATACCTTGTTCTTGTAGTGCTCCCTTGGGATATACTTTTAGTATATAAGTAAGTCCTATAGTTGCGAGTATTATTAGAGTAGATAATGTGTATACCTTTTTTGTGTTGATGAAGTGGTGTGATGGTGGTGTGATGGTGGTGGTGAATTGACGACCGCTTCATCACATACTTTTTTTTTGGTCTTTTTCTAAGACCACACCACCCAAGACCTAGGGATGGAATGGCTGACACAGATTTGATACGGAACGATTTGATAAAGGAACTGGTGGTATCTTACTTTAAGTTTTTACCCTAACCAAATCTGACCACACCAAGACCTGCGACCTGTGAACTGTCAGAGCTATTTTGTATGAGCTTATGAGCAGGTTAGAACAGGTGAGGACAGGTGGTGAATACCCTGCTCAGCCCAGCCCAAGACGAAAAATAAAAAATTTTCATCTCAGCCCAGCCCAAGACGAAAAATAAAAAATTTTCATTATTGTTTAGTATTAGTTATTATTACTATGTAGTTTATAACATTAGTTATATTTTATAACTATTATATTTTATAAC